TCCTAAAATGGAGCCAGAAGGTGACGAGTTCTCGTTTGGAGGTGTTACTACTGACGAGCAAAGTCAAAATGCGATGGGTGGTACGGAGATGATGAAGTACGGACTGTACGATCGTCTTGACCCATCTATTCGAGACAAAGCACAAATCATTTGCAGTAGGGTGCGCGATGTAGATAGCAATCGTCCTACAATCCTATGGCTTCATGATATGTTCAACGATCCCGAAGCACAACATTTAGCAGACACTACGGAAAGAGAAAAGTTTGCCAAGCTAGTATTTGTGTCAAACTATCAAAAGACACAGTATGAACTTGCTTTCGGTCTTAGACCAAGCGAGTATGTGATCTTAAAGAATTGTATTGATCCAATCGAGGATCACGTCAAGCCGCCGGCAGCAGATGAGATTAACTTGATCTATCATACAACACCACATCGCGGGCTTGACATACTAGTGCCGGTGTTCATCGAGCTGTGCAATCACCACGATAACATTACGCTTGATGTATACTCTAGCTTTAACATCTATGGCTGGGGACAACGTGATGCTGACTACGAACATTTGTTTGAACAGTGTCGTAACCATCCAAAGATTAACTATCACGGCTACCAGCCAAACGAGGTAGTACGTGAAGCTCTAAAGAAAGCTCACATCTTTGCATTTCCATCGATCTGGCCAGAGACTTCGTGTATCGCAGCAATGGAAGCAATGTCAGCTCGATGTGCAATTGTAGCTCCTGACTATGCTGCTCTACCAGAGACATTAGCTGGATTTGGTATTACCTACAGCATGCATGAAGATGTCAACACACACGCTAATATCTTTATTCAAGCGTTAAACCAAACTATCCAGCAGATCAATACTGATGAGATGGATAACCGACTGGATTTCCAGAAAGCATATGCCGATGGATTCTACAGCTGGGGGTCGCGTGTTGCTCAATGGCAGTCGTTAATTGAATCTGTAGATAAACAGTCGTGATAAATATATGATGGCGAAGATAATTCAATTCCCAGGAAATAGAACCAAAGCTGTCGAGCAAGAGGTCGAGGGCTTTTATGAAGATCAGCTCTCAACTATGTTTATTGAGGACTTTGTTGATCGAGTTGGCCACGGTTTGGTTAATGAATTTCACAACAATGGTTATGATGTAGATGATGAAGACTTTGTCATAAGGTTCATGTACTCCCTTGAAGTTATGAAATCAGTACTTTATGTTAACAAAAATATTGACCACAAGTTAGCTGCCCGCGTTGGAAAGCAAGCTCGACAGTATTTCAATGAAGAAGTGAATGAAGAAAATGAATGAATCAATTTATGAAACTTTGTTAAAGGTTGCTAAGGAGGGCGGTAACAAAGCCCGGTCCGAAGCTTTATCCAAATACCAGAACGACTTTCCTATCAAGGTGATCCTAGATCTGGTGTACAATCCTAACATTAAGTTTCTGTTACCAGAAACCGATCCCCCCTACACGCCAGTAGACGAAGCTGTAGACGCACAGAATGTGTTGAAGGCAGATGTTCGTCGGCTAAAGTACTGCCTGAACATCCCAGATGGTGAACAGCTGCGTCCTCTAAAGCGCGAACAGATGTTTATCGAAATGCTTGAGTCAGTAGATCCTCAAGATGCAAAACTTCTTCTTCATGTTAAGAACAAGAAGCTGCCCGAGGAACTCAAGCCAATTACTGTAGCTGTAGTGAAGAAAGCATTTCCGGGGATTGATGAGAAATGGAAAAAGTAGCCTTTATTATTGGTAACGGTCCTAGTAGAAAAGAATTCGATATTACTACGCTAAGAGGGATTGGTCCTGTATATGGATGCAATGCCCTGTACCGTGAATATCCTAACTTTGACTTTCCTGACTACCTGGTAGCCATAGATCCTCCTATCATTAAGGAGATCAATGCTAGCGACTTCCCTAAGGATAGATTCATAGTTCCTAAGCTCGATGAGCAGTTCGAAGACCCTGAGTATAACCAGTATACACGGTTTAGATCCAATGCTGGGGTCAATGCTATGCTTGAAGCAATTAAAGCAAAGCACAACGTGTTATACTGCTTAGGATTCGACTTTATGTTAAAGTCTCCAAAGCTATCTCTTGGAAATATTTTTGATGGAACCAATGCTTACGGGCCTGAGACGCGTTCTCGCTACGTTGATAACCTAAATAGAGTAAAGTACATGCAGTTTTTAGCTCGCAAGTACAAAAAGGTAAAATTTAAGTTTGTCGTTCCTAGATACGGCAACAAGGATGAGTACCATAACTTAAATGCAAAGAACGTATTTGGTGTATTCTACGATTCATTTGAGCAGTCCCTCCAACAAGACATCAAGGAGGCTGCGGTAGGATAATGCCGACATATACTTTCAAAGACACCAAGTCTGACGAATACTTCGAAGAAATCATGTCCTATGATGAGAAGGTTCGTTTCCTCGAAGAATGCCCCTGGATCGCTAGCGTGCTCGATGGTATCAACATCGTGGCAGGTGTAGGTGTGGACTCAAGAATTAAGAATGATGATGGATGGAATGAGACTTTGCAACGAATAAGCGAAGCTCATCCTTCTAGTGATTTAGCAAGTCGTTATGTTAAAAAGACAGCGAAGGAAGCAAAGACTGAGAACGCTGTAGCGAAGTGGAGGAAAACACGTCAACAACAATAACTAAAAGGTAAAATGATGTCTGATTTAGGTTTAGCTTATCAAGAATTCGATATTTATGAGACACTCTTTGACAAGCCCAAACGATCTAAACGAAAAAAGGAGCCAGTACAAAAGTTTCAATTGAAACTCAGGGATGTATATCCTAAGACACCAAATCAAGAACTAGCATACAAGTTGTTCGAACAAGAACGTAACTTAGTATTACATGGAATGGCCGGTACTGGTAAGACATTCATTACTCTTTACCTTGCTCTTCAAAGACTGCTGTCCAAGAACAGCTTTCAACAAAAAGTAGTTATTGTAAGATCAGTAGTACCTACTAGGGAGATGGGGTTCCTTCCAGGTAGTGAGAAAGAGAAGATGAAAACTTATGAGGCACCCTATCAATCAATGTGCATAGATTTGTTTGGCCGCGGGGATGCATACGAGATCCTCAAGACAAAGAACCAAATCGAATTCCTAAGCACATCCTTCCTAAGAGGTACAACATTAGACGATACAATTATTATTGTCGACGAAGCACAAAACTTGACATTTCATGAATTGGATAGTATAATTACACGAGTTGGTATCAATAGTCAAATTGTGTTCTGTGGTGACTGTAGTCAGAGCGACTTAGACAAACCGTGGGACAAGTCTGGTCTAGATAAGTTTATGGACATCCTTCAGCACGTAGATTCGTTTGATGCTGTAAACTTTGACTACGACGACATTGTTCGATCCGGACTGGTACGTGACTACTTGATAGCAAAAGATGGATACATTAATGACAAACTTCACTCACGCTCTTCAACCGGACATTACAGAACTTGAAACAAAGACAGTAGACGGACAGCGACTATATGAAACACCAGATGGAGAACTATATCCGTCCGTCACAACTGTACTTAAAGATCTGTCAGCTGAAGGCATCGCTGCTTGGCGAGCTAGGGTTGGTAACGAAGTAGCTAATAAAGTATCAGCTCAAGCATCGGCAAGAGGCACAGCTGTACACAAGCTATGTGAAGACTATATCAACAATGAGCCAGACTATCTAGATGGCCACATGCCAGCGAACATCGAGACCTTTAACACTCTAAAGGGTCTACTCGACAAGTACTTGGATAATGTAGTAATGCAAGAAGTGCCACTGTACTCTCATTATCTTAAAGTCGGAGGACGAGTAGATTGCATTGGTGAATGGAATGGTAAACTGTCTGTAATCGACTTCAAGACATCTAAGCGTCGAAAGAATAAGAGTCAAATTAGTAGCTACTTCATGCAGGCAGCTGCGTACTGTGTAATGTTTGAAGAACTAACTGAGACACCGATCACACAGACCATTATTCTGATGTCTGTCGACAATGACCATCCTCTGGTGTTCAAGTCAAGTCGTGACGAATATATCGATATGTTCATGGAACAACGCGCGAAGTATCGCGAAAAATACGGCCGTTGACCCCCCAACCATAATTTAAGATAATGTCCGTCTGATTGAGCGGAGTTTTGTTATGGCTATTGTTTCTACCGGTTGTACGTACGACTATACTGGTCGTAAGCGTAAGAAGGTTAAACCGAAAGGCGAGGTGTACAAGAAGTTCAAAGTGAACCCCCGTACCCGAGCCGAGTACGTTGCTCCTACGACGTACAGACGTGATGCTGGTATAGAGTACAAGTCAGCCGAAGTACAATCATGTAACACTGCTAAGGCTAACACAAACGTGTATACTGGCGAGCAGAAGTTGCTAGGTATTAGCACCCTGCATAAGTCTTGTTTGCAACCAGTGTTTGATAAACAGACTGCTATTGATAATGCTCAGATGAGGAGAAACTAATGTTTGATTATCTAAAGCATGTTGGCACCGTGATCGAGCACGTCGAGAAAGCTCTGCTGTTGTTCATTGTGGTTGGTACTGTGTGGGCGGCTGGGTTCGATGTCATTCATATGTTCGGCACTCAGGGCAAGATGGATCTAGCAGATTTGTTTATGTTGTTCATCTATGCAGAGATTCTAGGAATGGTCGGTGCATTCTATAGCAGTCACCGTATTCCTGTAACGCTTCCTCTGATCATTGCAATGACTGCCTTAACAAGGATGATACTCTTGCAGACTAAGGGCGATGAGCCTCTTAACATTCTATTTGAAAGCATTGGCATCTTGGTTCTAGCTATTAGCGCTTTGATAATGAGCTTTAAAGATCAACTCAGCCTACAAAAAAGAGATAAGTATGGATTTGCGAGAGAAGATTAACTACCGCCTCGACACGTTACAAGAGATGCTTGAGAACAACGAGCACCTAGATAAGCCGAGGGCAGCTGAGGATTTAATTAATCGTATCTCTCCTTTCTGGAGTATCCTATCCGAAGAAGATAGAGAGTACGTACAGGTTGCACAGGATGCTGTTGAGGAAGGATGGAAGTGGGGCAAGCCATGACTAAAGAACGCATGAGGGACCTCTTAATCCTCGGAATGCTTCCTTTTGTTGTAGTAGCATATAAAACTACTGATTGGAGCTTTATGAGGTTAGCTGAAAATAGACAATGTGCTATTGTTCACGAAAACGCGCCAGCTCATCTAAGATGTCAAAAAACGTATGAGCAAGAGTGTCCGTACTTCCACGGTTGCTAATTAGAGTCTCGGGATGACCTAAAACTCGCCCTGGTCGGTAAGCGCACCGTCACCTGAGCAAGTGAGGAAACTGCTCTTTTATACATACTGTATGAGCAAGATAATAAGCCTTACAGATGTTCTCGAAAACAAGATTGTAAAGGAAAAGGAGCTGCTATACTATCGCGAGCAGCTTGAAGAAATCCAACGCAAGATTGCTTTTCTAGAGACTGATCTCAACATCACTAAACAAATCATTTCAATGATCGAACAAGAAAAGATCATTGAGGTCGACACGAGCGTACCAGTACTGTCATTTGACAACTCAGATAACGATAACATCGGAGACTAGCTCAGCTTGGTAGAGCACCTGCTTTGGGAGCAGGGGGTCGGGGGTTCAAGTCCCTCGTCTCCGACCAAAACATATATAATGAACAATAATAAGAAAAACATTATGTATGTTGAAGTATATCATTGCGTTTGTCTTTCTGACACCAACACTTTTCACCCAAGCAGATACATTAGTTAGAACAGGTTGTAGTTTAGACTACCCTGGCGTCCAATGGTTTATCTACGAAAACGACGTCGGTAACAGGTTTGTAACTAAGGATCCTAGATCGCAAGAGTGTGGTTTCAGTCGCCAACTAAACCTTTCTATGGAAAAGGAGTATGGCGATAGGTTTGATCCTGCAATAGTCAAAGTAAACTACAGAGATATGCTCGGCCGCGACGAGCCATGGGGCATGGTCCATCACGAGACTACGATTGGTAGAGCAGTTAGGCTAGATCGTGACACTGTAGCCATATATGGTGATGGCCGAACCGGAGACGGTATCTTCACTCTAGGTACGACAGAAATACAGTTTCGGATTGAAGAGGAGCCTGTGTGTGAGGTTGACGTCTCTTATATGGGTGGCGGAGGAACTGATTGTGAGGGTTATAAGCAAAGGACAGGTCAGGACCTGATCTACTATGGTGAGGACGATGACAAAATAGTTACTTGGGAACTTGGTGTATTTGTTTATGCTACACATCGTGAGTATGGTGATGACCAGCCTATCGAGGTTATGGAGGAGTGGGACAATACTCATCCACAATGGGATAAGTGGGAGAAAAGAGTAAAGCAATACAACGAGGTGTATGAGAAGTCGGGGGTGCATATAAGATACAAACTAACTAAGTTGTATCTTGCTCATTGGCATTCTGTTTATCAAAATAAATCCTTAGCAACTGGCCTGCCTGTAGATATTGTACTTGGATACGGTACTACATATCCAGATACTTGTGGTGTTGCTAAAGTAACAACATACTTCTCTGAAGGTAAGCCACCCGCATCAATGAGTAACTGTTCCATTTATACTGACCTACATGAAATGGGTCACTCTGTAGGTCTTGCACATGGACCGGAGAATCAGTTTAATCAAAACAGTGGTTACCTTTTCCCACAGTATGGTCATGGCTGGAACGATATTTGTTATTTAAAAGATGACCTAATGTCGTATGGATACGAAGGTGTCTTTCATTCGAATTCAAAACTTGACTGCAGTGACATTTTTGGGGATAATGAGCGTTACAATGGTTGGCCAGCTGGAGACACGCAGTGGTCAGATACAGCTAAGGCGCTCAACCGAATTCGCTATGATGTTTCTCTTATACATAGAGAAAATGATTATGTAGACAAAGAATCGCCATTGCAAAAAATGCGTTCTAGAAGTTTACGTAAAGAGATTGAAGTAATAGATTAGGAATTATTATGGCCAAGAAGAAAACACCAAAAACTGAACTAACAACATACGAGAATGTTGTCAACGAGCTTGCTATAAGCGATCGCGACAATTTTAAGGTACCTATGAGTAAAGTATTTGGTGCTGGTGCTTTAGCAAAGACAGATAGCTTTGGTGGTAAGACATTAGCTGAAAACACAGCAATGGTTGATCAGGCTTTGGTAAACACATCAGAGTTACAAAGCATCTGGAATCGAAGTCACAGTCAATGGGATTGGAAGCACCTCAACCTTCACTACCATGGTGACTTTAAGAATGTCAGGCAGATTAGTGCAGAGATCAATCGTAAGAAGTCCGCGCTGAATGAAGCAAAGTGGAAGCATGTTAGGTCAGAGGTTGAGGTTCAGAAAATTCAAGAGCAGCTGCTCAATGATGATCTGGATCGCTGGGAACGTGTCGAGCTGCAAATCGATCTTGCAGAAAAGCAAGAAGGATTAGCTGAAGGAACAGTATACATTGAGGGTGCTATGAAAGATATCTTAGCACTTAATGATCTGTATCAAGAGTATCAAAGCAAGTTTGATGGATTTACCGAGGAGGACTTTGAGCTTGAAGAAAGCAAAAGCCACCTTAAGCGTAGTCTAGTGCAGTGTATCCGTGATGTCAGGCAATCAGGTAGTATTACTAAGGGTGAGCAAGAATACCTAGAGCAGATTGGCGTCAACCCTAGTAAGATGCAAATGCGTATAAGAGAGTACGTACAGGATGAAGCCTCAGCTGATAATTGGGACGCTAGTTTGTTACACGAGTTTGTCAACAATGTCACCGACGAACTAATTGATGTTCTACAGGTAGATAAGGTTAAAATGGATCTGATGGGTTTAAAGCACGATCATAACCCTGCACTGGTTTACCAATCCGAAATTGCTAATAAGCTGGAACACAAGACTGATGAGTAGTGCAGCGCAGTCTTTCAAAGACAATCGTTACATATATCTCAGTGATGTAATATCAACTGATCAAGCTAATACACTCTCAGATGCCCTGTTTGATCTCCACGAGCAAGGCCTTACAGAAAAAGA